CAACTTATCCAATTGAGTCGGAGAGCCTAGAAGCCCACGTGGCCATTTGTAGCGAACGTTATCTACAAATACACCAACATTTGCAAGAAACTGAGTATCGTTTAAGCACTAAAATTGAGTCTAATGCAACGCAAATTTCAAAATTAGAAAAGATAGTAGTCTGGGGTGTTGGTGCTATTTTTGTTACTCTATTGAGCGGCGTTGTTGCTGTTATTTTAAAATAAGTTAAAATCTCTTTTATTATAAATATAAGTATGAATCTGGGTGAATTAATTGGAGAAGAGCCGTTAATTGAAGCGCGTCGTGTCTGGGCACGTCGTGGCAATAAGGTTGTTCAAAAATATCGATGTACATCCGGTTGGAGATCTGGCAGATTGGTGGCTACACCTGCTAGTTGTTCAAAGCCGCTAGATATTAAAAAGAGATTCACATTAAAGAAAACTAAAGCACGATTGCAACCTAGAATTACTAGAAAGACAAAAAGAGCAAAGAAGTTCAACCCGATAACAAAAAGATTAACGCAGTTGAATAAACCTCTTCGCCCAAAAGTTTCATCAGGCGGCTCTACTAAATGGTGGCAACGGAGCAATTGATTATGAGAATAGAAGAAGTAACGCCAGCATATGGTAGAAGAATTGGTGCCGGGAGAACCCCATCGCAAGATAGGGGAACAGGCAGTATTTTCAGCGGCAATCCTCCTAAAAAATCTTTAGGTAGCATTGGTGCCACACCCGGTACTAAAACCGCAAGTATTGGCTCTCAGCAACAAGCAACAAAATCACCAACTATTGATAGTACTCCTAACACACCTGGCACTACTGGCACTACTGGCACTACTGGTACAACAGGCACAAAGTCTGCCGCAGACATGAGAAATTCTCTGAGCAATAATACTGCACAAAACATGCAGAATACACCAAGTAATCAGGTAGAACCAGAAGAATTAAAGTCAGGAGATAAGTTAGAAGTTAAAGTTGAACCTGGCAGCAAGAATGTTAAATTAGTTTATCCAGATAAAAACGAAGTAGAAGTTCCAAGAGATCTTCTTCAATTACAAAAATTAGCAGGAATGCAACAATGAAACTTAAAGAAATTGGAATATCAGCCCTTGAAGAAACAACGTCCGCAGGCAGTATTGCCGCGGTTGCTTCAAATCTTTTCGCAAACCCTATAAAGCGAACAAAGAAAAAGAAAAATAAAAACCCAAGCATATATGATAGTGCTACGCCAAAAGGTGAAGTAGTCACAGAAGCACACGAAATGGATCATGAAGTAAGCATGGCACTTTCAGACTTGTATAAGTTAGCAAAGTATGCGATTAAACTACATGACATGGTAGCAAATGTTAGCGAAACACAAGGCTTAGAAGGCTGGGTACAATCAAAGATTACAAAAGCGTCTGATTATATTGGAGCAGTATATCATCATTTAGACCATGAAATGAATCATGAGCACATGGGTGAGAAAGCACCTCCTGGTCGCGAAGAACAAGTAAAAGCATTAAAGGGTAAAGTTGATAATCCATACGCAGTTGCATGGGCATCCTACAATAAATCAAAAAAGGGGAAGAAGTAATGTCAGTAAAAACATATGCAGATCTAATTGATGAAATGAAGGCGTTGACTAAAAAGATTGAAAATTATTATGACAGCGTAACATTAGAGACTGAGGTTCCTATCGAGGATGAAATAACTCGCATTCTAAGAGAAGCCGGTATTGTAGAGGATGTTGAAGACCTCGAAGAAACGAAAACAAAACAAAGATTAGACCCTAAGTGCTGGGATGGATATAAAAAAGACGGCACAAAAATGAAAGGCGGAGTTAGAGTTAATAACTGCGTTCCTGAGTCTGTTGAAAAAGATGACGAAGATGAAGCAGATTGGTTAGAGCTTGATTTAAAGAAACGCCACGACAACAACGAAAAAGCCCGCAAGGATATGGAAAAAATGGGATCAAAGATGAAGAATCCTCATTTGGGTGAAGAAATCGAAGAAGGCATTGGACAATTAAAAAATGCTAAAAAAGATACAGAGGCTATGCGTAAAGCAGCCGGTTATGAAGTAGACAAGCAAACTACTACAAAAACAAAAGACGGCGGCACTTTGCGTAAAACAACCTATAAAAAAATTAAAGATAGCGCAAGCAAAGAAGAGGAAGATGAATTTCATCGTGAGTTAGATAAACTTGTGCATAAAACTTTTGGTAAAAGCAGTGACGAAAAGAAAATGAAAGAAGCAATTGGTGCAGAACCGATGGATATTCTTAATGTTGACAGTGGCGATCATGTTAATATCAACGGAACTTCTCGCCGCGGCGGAATCAAAACATCATTTGAAGAATTGCGTCGTATTTTTGGAGAGCCAACTCGATCAACGGAAATGGGCGACGATCTAGATAAAACCAATGCAGAATGGCATTTAGAGTTTGAAGTGCGTGACGAAGATGACGCAGATGATAGTGAATTCGTTGTAGCAACAATTTATGATTGGAAGTACCCAAGTTTGCCACAAGGTGTAGTAGATTGGGAAGTTGGTGGCCACACTTGGAAGTCATATGAAGCAGTTGTTTCTTATATGGACAGTCATAAAGCAAACGAAAGTGCAGATGATACAGTAGCAAGAATAAAACACTTAGCCGGTATTTAAGTTATGAGGTCTCTAAAGATTGCTTTTATTGGCGATAGTTTCTGCGGAGATATTAATAGATTTTTTGCTGATAGTGATCCCGCCGACGGTACGTCCTTAGGCTGGCAGCCTACGAACGCATTCTTAGGTTGGCCAGAAATAGTAGCACGGCATTTTGATGCAGAAGTTATATGTAAAGGTAGACCCGGGATGGCTGCTTTTTACGCATACATTGACTTATTAAATGTAATTAACGAAGCAGACTATATTGTTATGTGCATCACCGATCCTGCAAGACTACCTAATAGACTTAATTTGCCAATTTCTTACGGCGCGACAATAAATAGGAGAAATAAGGACCTCCTGGTTAGTGAATTAGTTAAGTATCATGGTGTTTTTGAATTTCAAGCAAAAAAAATAGCCAAAACTGTGATAGAAACAGCAAAGAATTATTGGGAATACTTTTATTATGAAGAGTATGATAAATTTATATATGCATCTATAGTTAAACAAATAGATGAATTATTAGTCAACAATAAAAAGAAGTGTATATGGTTTTTTGTTACCACATCTCCTGTACAGATATACAGCGGCCCGGTAGGATCTTGCCCTTTGGACAAATTACATATTTACGACTTGCTTACCACAGGAAAAATTGCAGATACATCTGACAACAGTATTAAAAGGTATTTTAGAGAAAAAGATAATGATACTCTAAATCATTTAAATGAAGAGAATAATAAAAACTTTGCTCGTAGTGTTATTGACACATTTGAGAGCATTGCCCATTTAGAAACAATTGATATGTCGTTGTATTTTGATAATTTAAATTCTCCTGCAATAAAAAAACAATTGGATTTTTATTATAAGCGATTTAAAGATAGATATCCTGTTTACATTTAATAACTTTCCTGTTTTTTTGCGTAAATATTACAATGACACATTCATCGAAGAAACAATCAGACAGTAAACCATGGTGCATTGCACCGTTTATTAATTTTGCTCATGAGCCAGATGGGTCTTATCAGCCTTGTTGCGAAGGAACCCCTCAGAAAGATAACAACATAACAACATATGATGTGTCTCCTGCTGAATATTTTACAGGAAATAATCTTAATAGAATAAGAAGAGAGTTTCTTGCAAATGAGATTTCGGCTAATACAGAAAAAATATGCATGTCTTGTATTTCTAAAGAAAAGAAAGGAGTTATATCTGCTAGGGAACAGTATAATACAGATTTTTATAACGGCAGTTATGAAAAATATGAAACAAAAGCATTGCAAGACAATTTATTAAAAAAATACAACGATCCTATGTATAGTGGAAGTATTGAAGATCTGGCATGGGTTAATTTTAAAACTTTAGGAAATTTATGTAATCTAAAATGTGTAACGTGCGACCCGTTGCATAGTAGTAAAATAGCGGCGGAAGTAAAAATGCATGACTACGTTTATGAACTTGCTGGTGCAAACGGACCTGCAGAAAAAATACCTTTTACGGGAACAAATAAAAAACAATATTTAGATGACTTTAAATTGATACTTGAGCATATATCTAAATTTCAATTTGTAGGCGGAGAACCTTTCCTTAACCCAGATTTTTTAAGTGTCTGGGATATGTGTGTTAAAAGTAAAAATGCTAAAAATTTGCGTATACAAGTAACAACAAATGGAACTATATTGCCACAGGCGTTTTTGGATTACGCAGATAAAGTGCAAGACGCTAGGATACTCTTTAGTATTGATGGTGTTGCAGACAGAGGAAGTTATGTTAGGAGTAGTCTTAATTGGCAGGATTTTGATGATAATGTAAAAAGGGCAAGTAATACAAATACTGTGGACATAAATTTTATTGTTTTAATAAGCATTCTCAATATTGGTTATCTTGATGATATAATGAAGTACTGTTTGCAATTCCGGAACTTTATACATTTAAGAAATTTTATTACATTTCCTAGCGGCCTTAGGGCAGTTAATCTACCGTGGCACATTAAGGAATTTTATTTAGACAAGTTAATGACATTTTTAGCAGAATATAAAGACGTTGCAAGTGAACAAAATAACTTTAGTGCAGTAATAGATGTTTTAAAAAATAAAAATATAGATCATACAGAGTTTCTAATGGGTATCAAACATTTAAAACGTTTAGACGAAATAAGAAATACTAATTTGCTTGTATATTTCCCAGAGTTTACAGAATACTACAATGAAATATGAAAACGGTAAATACTATAATGAAACTTATAGAGATATTAGGCAATTTACACACTTATATTAGTAATGAAGAAAACAGAGTTCTAGAAATGATTGCAGGCTCTGATACTGCTTACTGTAATGAACTTGAAGAACGAGATTTTGAAGTAGCAAATAATCTTGTAAAGCGTGGCGTTCTAACCCGGTCTAAAGACAGCAAGGGAATGTTTTTTAATTTAGTTAAATAGTTTTATGAAACGAAACGTGCTAAAAAAGTTGAACGCTTTAGTAAAAAGTGTTGCCAACCAACGCCGCGCGGAAAAAAGGCCTATTGTTCATAGAGATGGCATAATTGGTAGTGATTGGGAAGTAAAAAAATTAGATAAAAACAGTTATTGTATTGTTTGTAGTGTAAGCAATGATGTTATTGTAAAAGATATAGAATTATACGAAGTAGCATACAATATTGCATATTTAATTAATAAGGGATATAGCATTTCCTCTTTAAAAGTAACAGAAATTATTAAACACCACGATCATTTCTCCCAAAAATTTCACGAAGCGATATATTGTAAGGAAAAAAGAAATCTTTACGGCAAACAAGGCGATGTAGGAATGTATGATTTAATGGATGCAAAATACAAACAGGCTCGTATGCTTGCAGTAGAGTCAAACAAGAAACTCCACGAATCATATCAGAATAGATAAATATAGTTTATTACGAAATAAATGGGGAATAATAATGTTTTTAAATGATTTATCAGATAAAGCACAGCGTTTTAATAAAATTAATCGCTGGCTTAACAAAGAGTTTAACATTACTATAAAAGAAGACTCATCTTACGATCAGTTATCAAATGCAAAAGTAAATTTACAAACTCATAAAAGAAAGTTATCCGAAACTGCAAAGTTTAATGAAGGTCACAAAGACAAGCATTACATGAAAACAGTTTTAATGCTCGAAGCAGTTGATATTTTACTTTCTAATGGTGGTTCAATTATTGCTACACCAGCAATGATTAACGAACAAACCGACGAAATTGAAAATGCACAGATTTTACTTGCCGCACAAGACATGGTTGATAAGTTAGCAGGTATGGCTGAAGATATTGCTGAATTACAAACAAAGGCACTAATGCCGCTAGTTGACGAAATTAAATATAATGTTGGTCAACAGCAAGCAAGTGCATTCAACGAAACAGCAAAGTCCCAATTGCAGTCTGCCTTAGATGCTATTATCGGCGTTAAAGATGCAATGAGCGATCAAGTACTTGCATTACAAGGCGGTCAGTTGCCAGCAACAGATATGGAAGAACCAATGCCAGAAATTCCAGGCGAGGAAATTCCAAGCGATATGCCACCGGTTGAAGACACTGATGATATGCTCGGCGGCGCCGACGAAGTATCAGGTCCGGCAGATGAGCCACTAGGTAGAGAAGAAAAGTAATGAAACTTGCCGAGATATTTTTCGGTGAAGACGATGCAATCGATCAGTTAGGTGATGCGGTTGTAAACTTCCTATTCTATCTTAGAGAGCAGGGAGTAATGAAAATAGGAACAAAGGAACTTATACCAATGTTGAAAAAAGAAGGTATAACTGACTTTGATGAAAGGGATGAGGATTCGGTAAAGGCTTTGGTAGATTTGTTAAACGAGCAACTACCAGATTTAATTGCAAGTGCTACTGTTGATGAAATATCATTTAAAAACGAAATGCCCGATGCAATGTCACAGAGTGACGCTGAAAATTCAGTAGCACAAGCAGCCGATCGTGCGAACCCTCTTATAAAATAGGAAGAAAGTAATGTCAATAATGATTAGTGCCGCAGATGCAAAACTACAAGCACAAGGAAACTTGGTTATACTCCAAGAGATTCGTGCAATCGAAGAAGCAATTTTAACAGCAGTCAATAACAATTTGTTAAATGCTACTATAGCAGATGGCACCAGAATGACAATGAGTACTCCTGAAATTTCTGTTACAGGAACAGTTAATAATCCCGTAATCAGCCCTGCTAACAGTTTTATAATTAATACAACAACTGTAACGGCTAGCGGCACAAACATTAATGCTATTGTTGATGATATTAATACTTTAGCAATAGCAGGTGTTACTGCAAGTAAAACTGGTGTTACTGGTGCATTAAAGATTACAAGCGATAATAATAATTTTTCTTTAACACTTGCAGCCGATACAGGTTCTATTCTAGGTGATTTAGGTCTTACAGCAGGCGTAACAAATGCAACGGCTGTTAGTAAGGACTTTTTTGCTGTATGGCAAGGCACCGCAACAAATACCACGTATTCCCAACAGATGTCCGAAGTAATTAAGTATTTTACTGACAAGGGATATACAATCTTAAGACAGCAAAATGCCGCCACTTCGAACTTAACATTTAAATGGTATGTAAGTTGGTAAAATAATTGACAATTATATATGTTTCATTGTATAATATATAGATGTCTTTAATAAACCAAATTTATGAATACCCAACACTAAAAAGGATAGAACAAAACGGACAACGCTTGTATGATACAGGTAGTGCTAAGGTGCCATCTGTAACTACTATCTTAAGTCGCTTAAAGGATATGGAAGGTATTAACAAGTGGCGAGAACGAGTCGGAAAAGAGGAAGCGCAACGCATCTTAACAGAGAGTGCTAATTTAGGCACAGCAACACATAAAAATTTAGAAAATCACATCTTAGGCGTAGATAGGCCCGAAGGTACAAACTTAATTAGACAAATAGCATCAAAGTTAGCTGACGTTGTCATTGAGGAAGGTTTATCTAATGTTAGCGAAGTGTGGGGACTAGAAGCATCGTTATATTCACCAGAACTTTATGCAGGTACTACAGATTGCGTAGGAATATGGAAAGATACACCGGCAATTGTAGATTTTAAAACGTCCCGCTCAGTAAAAAAACGAGAATGGATTGAGGATTATTTTTTACAAGGTGTTGCCTATGCAATGGCGCATAACGAGTTATTTGACACAGATATCGGTACTGTTGTTATTATGATGGTTACACACGACGGTGTATATTTAGAATTTTCTATCACAGGCAAGGAATTCGAAGAATATACGCAAAAATGGCTTGACAAACTAAAAGAGTATTACCAGGTTTATGATAAATACTAGTATTAAGATTTACTGGAGATAGATTTGTGGCTAAAATAACCAAAATGCAACAAAGACGCGGGCTTCGTCGAGATTTACCTGTACCATTAGCACCAGGTGAATTTGGGTTAGCCACAGATTCGCGAGAACTTTTTATTGGTAACGATTTAAGTGATTCTTTGAGTGGGATCCAAAATAAAACTGTGCAAGTAGGCTCATTTGCTACAGGGTTTAATTTTACTAACAGTCAGTTGCAGAATAATCTATCAGAATTTATAGTTAAAAGAGATGTACTTACAGGGTTGACAGGAACTGGTGGTTTTGATATTTTGTCTTTACACTCTGGTTTGAGCCCTAGTGCGGCACACGCAAGTGGTGTTAAACTAGAAGGCGGCATTAATGATCAGACTCTAACCGTGCATAAATATTCTCCTGTAACGGCATCTCATAGTAAACTTACACCGGGTGATCCTGACGGAACACCTGTAACAATTAATGATTATAAATTATCAGGCGGTGTAGGTTCATTACAGATAGAGTTTACAAAGGCGCTAGTTGCTACTGACGTAGTTTATGTTGTACATTTAACAAAAAGAGATTTGGAAATATATCTTGTAAGTGCATTTAACGCAAGTTACGATGATCCAGCAGGACTTGGTAATACATTAACGGATGCACATCACATTATTGATATTTCTCAGTTATATTTTGATCAATCTACCGGCGAAGGATTTATTGGATTTAATGACGCACAAGTTCCAAAAGCAGATCTAAGCACTAATGTTCCTACTCCGGGCGCTTCTACAAGTGCAAGCAATAAGTCAATTAAAGAATGGTTTGATGAGTGGATTGTTGCTTCTAATAACAAGTTAAATGGTGCGATTAGTAGTTTAGGCAACGCATACTGGGGTAACGGCGACGGTACTACTGTAAATATTAGTAATGAAGGTGGTTATGGTATAACATTGTTTGGTGCTGATGCTGAGACAACTGTTCCAACATATACAATGGATGAGACATTTGCGTTTCCAGCACGTAGTCATGTAGGAGCAGTTAATTTATCAAATTTCTTAAACCACATGTGGCTAGCAGAAGGCTCTGATCCTACAAGACAGTTAACACATCTTCGATCTAATATTCGTGTAGTAACCGATGAAAACGTTGGGGATGTATTTGCCAATCTCATAGTTACAAACCCTCTAACACGTACTGTAAGTGATACAACTGCTCCGGGTAGTTCTTCAACAAACCCAGTGAATGGTACACAAGTTTATCGTCCGTTGGGTTCAGTATATACTACTACAAATGCATTAGTTGGGGTAATGAAGTATAATTTAACTACTATGACTAATTTAGAAGTTGATTATACAGTTACATTTACCGATAATGCCACGTATCATGTAGTTAGAAATGGCAGATTTTCTGCTAGTTTCCCTCTACTTGCAGATGGCTCAAATATATACGGTCATGCAACAGTACTAGATCAATGGAACGAAGTTGATATAATGTCAGCATCGGGAGCAGTATCGGCATTTGGTGCAACCCAGATTTTTGAGGTTGCAGTAGTAGTTGCAAAACGGGTAACAACAAGTGGCGACCCAGTCATTGAGCAAGAGTATGACAATGCTGTGAATAATGTTGGTACAAGTGTTGCAGACTATCTCGCAAAGTACGGAGAAGCACATACAAGTGCTGTATTGATAGACAATGATTCAACAAGTTCAACATATGGGAATTATTTTGGATTCTTGTTATATCAAAACGAAAGAGGTGTTGACGGCACAATAGAATTTATACAACGTAGATTCTAGTCTTGACAACATAGATATTTTTTGTTATTATATTATAATACTCAAAGGAGTACATAAAATGTATAGACCATTACCTGATGGTATCACAATAGGCAAAAGCGGTATTGATGGCCTTGGTGTTATTGCCACAAAGAACTTTAAAGCGAATGTAGTATTAGGCATAGTACACGTGGCTAATAAAAACTTTCCACACGGATATATAAGAACAGCACTTGGTGCTTTTTATAATCACAGCGATAAGCCAAATTGTAATGTATTAGATGGTTTCTGGCATCAGATACCAGTGAAATACTTAGTTACAGTGAAAGATATTAAAAAAGGCGATGAATTAACAGCCAAATATAGTTTATATGTTGTTGAAGAAGATAATTGGGAATAGAAATGTTAAAAATAAACACACTTAAAAGCGGCGATATTATTAGTGCAAAATTAATTTCTGGCGAAGAAATTGTTGCTAAACTTGGCGAAGAAACAGATACAACATATGAGTTTCAGCGTCCAGTTTCTTTAGCAATGGGCCCTCAAGGCCCGGCACTTACACCTTACATGATAACAGCGGCCGCTGATAAATTAATTATTGTTGTCGATAAAAGCAAAGTAATTGCGGTAGTCGAATCGCAAAAAGAAGTAGCAGACGAGTATACAAGAGCAACCACTGGCATCGTAACTGCGTCAGCAAGAGCAAATAGTATAGTTACATAAGGAAAATATTATGGCAGGATTTGTAGCATCAGCAGCCGGCTTAGGCGGAATTACTATAAACATTCCTATACAGTTTTCTGTATTTGCAGTTAACACCCGAGTGATCACGGACGGATTTACTGCGGCTGCGTTGGCAGACGCAATATCAATTCCACCAGAAATAGTAGAAGCAGTTAAAAAAACACAGCCTTATCAAGAGGCAATAGGAGCGGCTTCTATGTTAGGAGAAATCATACCAACATCGGTAACAAATTTTGTCGATGGCGCGTGGACAGAAGTATCTAATGTAACAGATATGATAGGACAAATACAAGAATCTGCCGACGGACTGGAAGGAAAGTTACAAGGATTTGTTAATAGCTCAATGGGTACAGCAAACGGCACTCTTGTTACTGCAATGCAAAAACTTATATCGCTTGAAGAATCTACCGCAACAGATGTTGCTACTTTAATATCTGACGTCGCAGGCTCGGCATATACTTTCCCTAATACAGAACTGGGTGGTGTGTTACCGGCAGGGCAAGCAGTAGATAGATTTAGAAATCTTGTTAACCAAGTGCAGAGTACTACATCAGAAGTTGGCTCGGCAATTGAAACCGTAAAAAATATTACAGCAAACACCCAAATGATAACTGCTTGTGCAACAGTGGCAGGTGCTGTAGCATCAAAATGCGGATTACCTCCCCCGCCATCAATTGATGAGGCATTCGCAACTTTACAAAATGGTGCAATTGGCCAGCACATTAATAACATTAATTCAAGCCTAAATGTTATAAATGAAATTGCATCAAAAACCCCATATTCGGGACAAGGTGACGATTTAAATGACATTCTTTGGCAAAAAACTACATTAGGTACAACAGGGATAGTAGGAGACGGAACCGGCATTACATGGCCTGCTTTACCTGGATTTCCTGCAGGCAAAAGTGTTTCTGATGCAATGCACGAAGCAAAAACTGCTTTAACTGCAACTGTAGGGCAAGCACAAACACAAATACAAGCCGCAATGCAACCTCTTATGGATTTAGGCAATGCAGTAGCAGGCGCCGCAAATGCACTTAGCATGCCTGAAGCAGCCGTATTAAATCCAGAATTGTTGTCACTATATGAGGCAGCCTTTAACTCAATGAGTTATACAGATGCACAGTTTCAACAACAGCAAGAAACTCAAGATGCGGCTAATCAGTAATGGTTTTTTGGCTGTTTATATTAAGAGCAATCTTAACTGGAATAATAGGTTCATCGTTTTATGCTTGGTTTAAAACAACAAAGATGGGTATCTGGGTTGATGCAAAGTTAGATTCTATAATGAGTCGTGTTGTTAATAGACACAATATTGCAGTTTTGAAAAAACAAGAAAAACAATTAGAAAAGTTACCGCCTGATATTGTAGCACAGTTAAATGCTATAAGTGACTGTTTGCAAGACTTAACTGAAAGACTAGAAAAAATAGAAGCAGAACGAGAACTTGAGAAAGACGTTTGGTATAGAGTTAGGTCAAATAATCCAAGGAAATTACAATGACAGCAGTGGATCCAAACATAGAGCAAATTTTAAAGCACATAAGTGATAAAGACTTAGTTGGCATTATTGCTGATGTGGAGCACTGGTCATTTGAAAAAGTGTATGAAGTGGCACACAAGCAGGTAGGCATTGAAGGCGACCCTTGGAGTAAGTTTGTACACACAGGACAACTACCTATTATTGTTAGGCAAGAACTTGAACGTGCATTTTGGGTACATTTTAACGCTGGTAATTTTAAATTGCCAATGCTCGGCGAAGGTTTACTCGGCCCCGGTTTTGTAATTCGTTCGCTTAAATGGGCAATGATAGGCTGGATAATATACTATGTTTTAGTAGTTTTCTTTTACTAATCGGCACAAAATTAGGTAAATACTATTATACTAGAACTTCATAGGAGATTATTATGAAAGGTAAAGGTAAGTTTATTATTATTCTACTAGTCGCAGTAGTAGTTGGCTATATGGGCCAAGAAATGGGATGGTGGGAAGTATTGCCATTCGTAGGTGGCGACAAGTAAAAATGGATGGGAGCCCTCGAGGCTCCCTTATTTTTTAATATGACATGTGAACTTTGTAAATTAGACGTTATTTTAAAGGTATACGATGATTCGGATCCTAGATGGATTATAATGGATTGTATGACATGCCTTATCCCAATGATAGTATGGTATGATCATACAATGGCAATTCCTTCTAAAGATTGGGCAGAAATGGAATTAGCATTGCGAGCAGTTGCCGATAAAGAATTTGGGTCAGGTAATTACAATATAGATACTACGCAAAATACTGTCCCGGATCATTTGCATTGGCATGCTAGACCTACTAGTTGGTTACCAAATGCAGAATGGGTTGAAAAGATTCGAAAGCAGTATCCAATAGATAGGTAGATGGCTAACACTTTCACACAAGATGATTTTTTAAATCATAAAAACTTTTGTTTATATCCTTTTACACAATTATATTGTTTAGCAACTCCTGACGGTTTTCGTGTAAAACCTTGCTGTGAAACTACTGAAAGTAAAGAAGTTTACACAGATACAATAAGCAGTATTAAGAATCATGCATTTTTAAAAGATCTTAGACAAAATTTTATCAATGATCGTGCATTGCCAGAAATGTGCAGTAGATGTATTGCCGACGAAATAGCAAGCGACGGGAAATACAGCAGAAGATTAAGTAGACTGGACAATTATATAGATTTTACATTTGAAGTAAACAGCAATGGAGAATTGTTATCAGAAGTGCAAGACTTAGATTTGCGTCCGAGCAATACTTGTAACTTAAAATGCATAATGTGTAATCCATGGGATTCCTCAAAATGGGGAGAAGATATCGATGTTTATAATAGCACATTTTTACAATTTCCTACACAGGAAGATTTAAACATACTTCGCGGGCATATCAACAAAGCAAAGCAATATACTGATTGGGAAGAATTACTGTCTCTTTCTAATAACCTAAAGCGTGTCTTTATAGCAGGCGGCGAGCCCTTTTATATGAAGAATGCACTAAAGTTTTTACAGGATTTAGTTAACGCAGATGTTGCAAAAAATATAAATTTAGAAATAACAACAAATGCTGTAAGCATTAACAATGAGTTAATTGTATTATTACAACAATTTAAGGACGTTTGCATTACAATTAGTATCGATGGTGTTGAAAATGTAAACGATATTATCAGGTACCCAACAGATTGGAATGCTTATTGTTTAAATATCGAGTTATTATATAATAGTTTTCCTAATAAAATTATTTTTAACAATACAGTTTCTGCATTAAATTTATTAGACATAGTTAATGTAATTAATTTTACAACTAAATATAAGAACAGTAGCATAACATTAGGTGAATGTGTAGAACCAGATTTACTAAACATTAACAGTTTAAAACCAGAGATAATTATCAAGTTTAAAGAACTGTTAGAACAAAGTACAATTTCTACTAGACATAAAAACTGGTGTGAGTTATTAATTAACAATTACCAATACAACAGAGAAAACAACGAGAAAATGAAAGTATACTTAGAAAAATTAGACAATAAACGCAATACAAATTCTAAAAGAGTATTACCATGGTGCTGGGCATGAGAGGAAAACATTTTATTATATTCGTTTACGTGTATCGCCCGGGCGAAGGTGCAAGAACCGAAGCAAAGAATTTTGGCTTAGATGGCAATTGGTATATGCAAGAAGAAGTTTACTTTCTAAATAAAGTTACAAATAAATTTTTAAATCGTGCTACTGCGATACTGGACTATGATAACGATAAAGTTATCAAAGATCGTATTGGCGGATTGACTCCAACCAAGATGCTAACGCATGTTTCTGAAAAATATCCTGAGCAGTTTTTGCGATTTATGAAAATAATTGCCGAAGATAAGAAAGAAAATAGTTAATATTCTTCTTGGTAAATAGCAGTATGTCTAAATATCCTTCTGATACATTTTGCGCTTTTCCTTTTATTCATTTAGTTACACATAATTCAGGAAGTTACGGGCCTTGCTGTAGTGCATCTGAGTATTTTTATGTTAACGAACACGGAGAATCCAAGTGGGCAAAGCAGTATTTAACAGATTCTCTAGCTATAGATGAAAAAATGATCCCATACGGTTTAGGGATGGAGGAAGCATTTCACAGTAAACCAATGCAAGAGTTGCGAGCAAAGTTATTAAATGGTGAAAAACCTTCTACTTGTGATTTTTGCTGGCAGCAAGAAAAACATATTAGAAGTAAACGGCAGTTTGGGAATACGTTTTACCTTGCCGAAGACGATTTATCTAAAGGCATTATGGATTTTAATGCCGACGATATTTCTTCCAATCCGCAACTTAGATCGTTAGATTTAAAATTTTCTAATAAATGTAATTTACATTGTTTAATGTGTAATTCTGGAAGTAGCGATATGTGGGATGCGGTAGATCGTAAAATACATGACTACCTGGTAAAAAATAATTTAAAAACAGGGCAGGTGTTTATGACAGATCAGGGGCAGTTATCTAGTATGGCTGACCTAGATAAATTGGTCGATTTGAAGAAAGAAAAATACGAAACAAAAATATTTCATTCAAATGACCATCTTGTCCGAAGTCGCAGTGAGGCATCCGCGGCTTTTCCGGAAAAACTCTATGAAGAAATAAAATCACTTATACCACAATTACGAGAAATACAATGTACAGGCGGAGAGCCATTTGTTAGTAGTCAGTTTGTAGATTTACTGAAATATGCAATTGAAACAGGCCATGCGGAACATATTGCACTAGAGATAACTACAAATGGTACAAAGTTTGTAGCCGATATAATGGATTTACTACAGCATTTCCGTCATACTAGATTTTTAGTAAGTATCGATGGTACAGAAGGTACATATGAATACATAAGAGCGCCGTTTCAATACAGTAAATTATTAGAACGACTAAACACATTAAAGGACTATATGAGTAGCGGAAAAATCAAGAGTTTTGTAAATATACCATCTGTTGTTATGTCTTACAATTTATTTGATTATGATAATTTGAATTCCAAGTTAGCGCCAATTTTAGGCCTGAATAACGTACACTTAACCTTCGAATTGTACAATGATGATTCTCCTTTGCACCCCAAATGGCTTCCTGATGAATTACTCAACGACGCCCTAAACTTTTATCAAGATAAAATAAATTCTGCTACAACTGAGATACAAAAGAGTAATAACGAATATATTCTATCGCGATTAAAAAATTACATAGAAGATAATCCAGTTGACGCTGAAACAAAATTATACAATCAGCGAAGATTTAAAAATTATACAGTATTAATGGATAAAGTATTAAATCGAGACTACCATAACTTTTTAGACCCCAGACTTATTAAATTTTTAGACAGTATTGAGGGAGATATATAAGCATTTGCTTATATACGGGTAAATTCCGTTAAGATTGACAAATAGTAGACTTAGTGTATAATATGTTATATAATATTGGGGTATAGTGTAATGGTAACACTACAGATTTTGATTCTGTCATTCGAGGTTCGAGTCCTTGTACCCCAGCCAATTTTAGCACTTGAGGAATAAATATAGGCTTTGCACCGTTCGTCTAGTGGTTAGGACGCCTTTAAGATAAATAACTAAAAGGAGTTCGGTATGGGCGGATACAGAAAAGGATCAGGACGAAGCAAGTCAGGATATTACAAAGGAATATATTGCGGAAGTACATACGAACTATGTTGGGTGATTTATAATTTAGACTATAATATACCTTTTAGTAGATTTCCTGGAAAACTTGAAAAAGACGGAATTGTTTATTATCCTGATTTTTTACTATCAGATAATAAAACGATAGTAGAAACTAAAGGTTATGAGAAACAAATATCTGTTGATAGAAAAACTCAGGTTGCTGAATCATTTGGTTACACAGTAAAAGTATTAAGAAAAGATGATTTACAGTATGCGTTTAATTATGTAGAAAAAACTTATGGTACAAAAAAGTTCTACAGTTTATACGATAATTATAAACCAAAATATTCGCATGTTTGTAATTACTGCAACAAAGTATTTAAAACAGATAGAAAAATAAAAACAGAAACTAAATTTTGTAGTAGAAGTTGTGCTGGAAAATATAGAAAAGAACATAACAACGGAAAGATAAATGTTGAATCGGGAAACTACAAAAGGTCTCTAGATAAACAAACAGCATTAGAAATATATAATAGAACTGATAAATCATTACAAGGTTTGGCTGAAGAATACAATCTTCCAAAGAACAATATATGGTTTATTAAACAAAAGAAAACATATAAATGGATACATAAATAATGGAGCCATATTAGGTAAGAGAGATGATTAAATTTATTAAAAAACTGTTTGAAAAGAAAGAAAACTCCTGCGAACTTGCTAACATTCGCAGAGCCGCAAACGTCCATTATGACGACGTTTGTATGTAATTTTGGTTGGGTGGGTGAGTGGTTAAAACCGGCAGACTGTAAATCTGTTGCCTTAGGCTACGCTAGTTCGAATCTAGCCCCAACCACCATATTTAAACTTGACAAAAACCAGTGATGTTGTATAATAATAGTATAGAGGCCTGTAACTCAGCGGTGAGAGTGGGGATCTTATACGTCTCTGGTCGCTGGTTCGAATCCAGCCAGGCCTACCAAATTTTAAAGGAGAAAAGTTATGGAAACAGCAGATAAAATAGAAGGCAATTTAAAGTCTTGGCAAATGCGTTTAAATAACGCAGACAAGGCAAAACTGTCTACTACTGCAAGACAAGTATATTTGCAAGGCTTAACAAGTTTAAGTAGAGCAGAAGAATTTGTAACAAAAGGCAATGGCGGGAAAGGCTTTTCTCTGCCGGGCGTTATTGTAGTGGATAATGTCAGGAACGATAACACAAAGAAAAGAAAAAGAGGCAAGAAAAAACAAGGGTAGATTACACGGAGATTAGCTCAGCCTGGTAGCGACATAAAATGTCACACAGAGCATAAATATATGTATGGAAAACTTAGAACTATACATAAATGAAAACGGGACTTATACAAGCCCAAAGAACGGAAAGGACTATAAAAGTTTAAAAGCGTTTAGAGCACATATGAGTTATAAAGGGACAACTGATCCTGACGCATTTGCAAAACGCTTGTATAAGGTAAAATGCGAACATTGTAATGAAGAATACGGTGTAAGCAATATAAAGAAACACGAAGCACATTGTTATCTTAACCCCAGTAATTTAACTTTGTGTAAGGTATGTGAAGAGCCTATTAAAAACTATAAGACTTCTAAAGGCACTTGTAGTAGAAGTTGTGCTAACATATACTTTAAAAGTGGAGATGGAAACGGCAATTGGAGCGGTAATAACTACCAACTCATTTGCTGGAAACATCATAAAAAAGAATGTATTGTATGTGGAGAAGACAAGATAGTAGCAGTTCATCATAATGATCATAATCACTATAATAATGATCCGATGAATTTGATACCATTATGTCCAACACACCATCAATATGTACATAGTCGGTATGTAGGCGAAGTACAGCCTATTATTGACAAATATATATCGGAGAAATATATATCGGAGATTAGCTCAGGCTGATAGAGCATTCCGTTTGGGGCGGAAGGGTCGCAGGTTTGAATCCTGCATCTCCGACATCTCCGACCATGTTGCGGTGGCAGAGAGGATATGCAACAGTCTGCAAAACTGTTTTACGCCGGTTCGACTCCGGCCCGTAACTCCAAATCTGCCCGTAGCATAATAGGATAATGCAACGGCCTTCTAAGCCGTAGATTATAGGTTCGAATCCTATCGGGCAGGCCAGATATTTTGACACAATAAATAACTTGATAGCGCAGGAGCAATTATGTCTAAGATTCCTAGTAAAATAAAAATAGGCTGGAAAGATGTCGATATTGATATTATTAAAACATCTTTCATAAAAGAAACAACAGATTATTGGGGGCAGTATAATAACAGAACCAATAAGATTGAGATACAACAAGAAGCACCTGAACTCGATAAAGCGAATACACTATTGCACGAAGTATTACATGCAATATTGTATCACTCATCGCTAAACCAACCAGGAGGTCCGTTGCGTGAGGATGAGCAAGAAGAACAAGTAGTAAACAGCATGTCTAACTGGTTAATGGGCGTGTTTGTAGATAACCCGTGGTTTTTAGATTATTTAAAGGATACTATTCACGGTAAGAAGAGTAAATAAATATAAAGTATGCCTCTATAGTTAAATGGTATAACAGTACACTTGTAATGTTCAATTGTTGGTTCGATTCCATCTAGAGGCTCCATTTTAAAATATAAATTTGTAGACCAAAGATAAATATATTGGAGGTCTACAAGTTTATGAAAACATATATCTGTTTAAATTGCGGAGAAGAAAGTAAGACAGGTCGTTCTAAAACGAACAAGTATTGTTCTAATAAATGTCAAAAAGAATACGAATACAAACAGCGTATTTTAGAATGGAAGCAAACGGGTAGTATAGGCAAAGGTACTGCAAAAAAATATCTTGCAGAACAAAAAGAAGGATGTTATACTTGTGGTATAACAGAATGGAATGGTAAAGAAATTGTGTTAGAACTCGAACATGTTGACGGTGATTCGAGTAATAACGCAGAAGAGAATCTTTCATTAATATGTCCTAATTGTCATAGCCAAACAAGCACTTATAAGAATAGAAATAAGGGCAATGGTAGACACGCAAGACGAGAAAGATATGCTCAAGGATTAAGTTATTAAAGAGTTTTGGGGGATTGGTGAAATGGGATCACGTGGCCTTTGCAAGGCTAAATTAAGAGTTCGACTCTCTTATCCTCCACCAGATAGGTCCGTAGC